GAGGATTATAATGAACAAAGAACTAGATGGCCCTATGAAAAGTGCATTTGAAAGTGAAACTACAGGTGTCATTATGCAGGAATTTACAACGTATAGAGTTGCAGAAGGTATGTTACGTATTGAAAAAACTACTAGACGCTTCACAAATGACGGTAAAGATTATAATGACAGTTCATCTGTTGTTCCGTTAGGAAAGGTGACCAATGCCTAATCTTGTACCAGTAGTTATTGAAAAAGAACAACGTGGTGAGCGTTCATATGATATCTATTCAAGACTTTTAAAGGATAGAATTATTATGCTTGACACAGATGTGAATCAAACTTCGGCAAGTCTAATTGTAAGTCAGATGCTGTTTTTAGAAAGTCAAAACCCAAACAAGCCTATTAATTTTTATATTAATTCGCCAGGCGGAAGTGTTACAGCAGGTATGAGTATATATGATACTATGAATTTTATTAAATCACCTGTGCATACTATTGTAATGGGAATTGCCGCAAGCATGGGAAGTTTTCTTGCTTCAGCAGGAACCAAAGGTAAAAGGTTTATTTTACCACACGCAAGACATATGATCCATCAACCATTAGGTGGAACTAGAGGTCAAGCAAGTGATGTTGAGATCCAATACAAAGAATTACAACATTGGAAAGAAACTCTTACAAAATTATACGTAGAACACACTGGTAAGGATTATGCAACACTTGAAACTGACATGGATAGAGATAACTTTATGAGTGCTAAAGAAAGTGTAGACTATGGACTTGCTGATAAAATTATGGAGAAAAGATAATGAACAAATATTTTAACGTACTTTTTTGGTCAATGTTGGTAGTAGCAGGAGCATTAAGTTTTGTTGCTACTACACAACTTGAAAATAGACTTGATAAAATGGAGTCACAGATTGACCAAATGAATCTTATGCTAAAGGAAATGCAATAATGCCTATTCCAGAAAGAGTTTACATTCCAGAGCCTAAAGATCCTAGTAATAAACATTTTGCATATAGTATTGTAAAAAGTATTTTTAGGTTTATAGCAAGTGGCTTACTAGCATGGGCAGGATATATTTTATGGTCAGCAAACGAATACACAGACATTTTTATTGCTGATTCAGGTTTTTTAATGATGGCTTCAGGTGCAGTATTATTCATTGCTGAAGTTTTAGGCATTGTGGAGGAATTGTAATATGAATGTCGTATCAGATAAAGTTGCTGAACTTAAAGGCATTCCTACAGAACCAGAACTAAATAAATCGCTTAAAGAAAAAGTGCTTGTTGTAACTTTCAATAAGTTAAACGGAGATGAGCGGGTAATGACCTGCACAAAGAATCTGGAATCTATTCCAGAGGAAAGCCGTCCTAAAACAGATAAAGAGCCTCCTAAAGGTAATGTAAATGTTTGGGACATTAATGCAAAAGGTTGGCGATCATTCAAATACGATCGTGTAACTAAAGTCGAATCATCATAGGAGAGACAAATGAAGTTTAGTGAAATTTACTTTCACACCTTTGCTATTGCTGTAAGTGCAGGGTTTTTATCTGGACTTGCAGGAGTAGCACAGGCTGCTGATGTAATGGGTACAACGCAGGATCATTATAAAGTAGTTATTGAGCAAAAACCTTATCGTGTAGAAGTTTGCAGAGATGTGTCTGTTTCAGGCGACAAAACAGGTGATACACTAAAGGGTGCAATCATAGGTGGCATTATTGGAAACAATGTAGGTAATGTTGATAATGGTGGAGCTCTCGGCGCAGTACTCGGTGGAATGATTGGTCACAATAATAGTAACGCAACAGGCGGCACTAAGAGACAATGTTCTATCGAAACACGCTATCAAGAAGAATCACAAGAAGTGTACAGTCATAGCACAATCACTTTCTATGACAATGGAAGGAAGTACACACTTAAATATAACAAGTGACGGAGAGTTGGCTGAGTGGTCGAAAGCAGCAGGTTGCTAACTTGTCGTACGTTGTAAAGCGTACCGTGGGTTCGAATCCCACACTCTCCGCCAGATGCGGGTATAGTATAATGGTATTATCGCAGCCTTCCAAGCTGAGGATAGGAGTTCGATTCTCCTTACCCGCTCCAAAGCTGGCATAGCTCAGTTGGTAGAGCAACTGATTTGTAATCAGTAGGTCCGCGGTTCGAGTCCGTGTGCCAGCACCATATCTTGGAAAGGAAGTTGAATGGAAATTATTTGGCACATATTATTAACAGTTTGTTTAGGATCAACTTGTCTTGAACAAGACATCCAACACTTTGATACAAAAGAAGAATGTGACATTGTTTTAGATGAATATATATTGTTGCCAACTGATGGCGATTGGGATACTGTGGAGTACCAATGCAAACCGATAAATTCAATTTCTACTTAAAGGCCCATGTGGTGAAATTGGTAGACACGCAGGTTTTAGGTACCTGTTCGCAAGAGTGGGGGTTCGAGTCCCTCCATGGGCACCAAACTTATCTGTCCAAAATAGGTTGACTTTTAGGACAAAAGACGTATACTGTAATATAGACTTAAAAATAAGGAGTATAGGCAAATGCAAATAACACTACGTAAGGCAAATAAAATTCAAAACTCAATCCTTGAAATGGTCAAGGGTTTGGAATTCAAAACTCTTGTGAGAGTGAATGAATTCGAAGATGCGAACGAGCAGATCGATGCCGTTCACGACGAGTTCTTCACTCATCGTTTGACCCGCGATAAACTCGTGGGTGCATTATACGGGATCCGTAAGTCGGTTGCTCGTGCAAATGCAGACAACATGGTCAACGATATGTTGGCAGATGTTGCTATGCTGGAAAAGCAAATCCAGTTCGTCAGCACTTATGCTGATCAAAAGCCTCGCGAAAGTGATGCTGTGCTTAACGGCAAACTTGACAAGCTCAAGAAAGCCAAAGACGACTACTATCGTAGTGACGAAGTTTCAACTGGCATCTTCTCTAAAGAAGAAGTCACTGAGTTCAAGCGTGAGCTTGCTGAACTCAAACGTCAGAAGCAGGACTTGCAAGATAGTCTGCTTGAGCTCAATGTGCAAACTACTATTGAGCTAGATGAAGAAACTGAAAGGTTCCTTCAAAGAGCTGACGTTCTCTAGGTTTTGGTGGTTAGGCTCTTAGGAGTAAATCACCCAGAAGTGAAGGTGAGATGAGGATGGGCAACCGGTAATACATTTTGCATCTTTTTGCAAAACGGGTATTGCATAGACAAAGGTATTGAAAACCTTAATATGCCGGTATGTTCCAACTTTAGTAAATTTGCACTTTGTTGGTTGGGAATGAGCAGGCTTTCTGCATATTGTAAGTTGTAGATTGCTTGGGGAGAATATCCTAAATGCACTTTGCATTGTTCATTACTTGCACTTTCTCTTCTGTTTTTTAAAAAAGAAGTTGACATTCATATTAATAAGTAGTATATTAAAAAAATAGTTAGCCGGTCCGCTACAGTTGGAGAGGTAGGCTGGTCTCCAAAACCAGTGCTTAGGCTTAGTGGGTTCGAATCCCTCGACCGGTGCCATTTCTATGTGTAAATATAGTATGGACTACAATAAAGTAAAAACTTCATTTGTTTATCAATACAACCATGCAATATTTTTTCAAATAATCAAAGATCAAGACTTTGATAAATCTGTGACAAATATTGTTGAATGGCAAATTTCATATTTGAAATCTATAGGGTTTCTTGTTACTCCAGTGTTAGATTTAAAAGATGCACTTACAAAATGTAAAGCCCACGGAGTAAAGTGCTTTGCTTATGTGAAATTAGATTATTTAGTTGACTGGTTCAATAGTGATTTGATAAGAATCATAAAAGATACTGCAAAAGACGGAACTATAAGAGGTAATGAAAATTTTTTTTGTTGTACTCCTACTGAAAAAATTTATAAAGATTTAATATTTGAAGAAGATTTAGAACATGAACAGTTAACCAAAGACAAAATTTATAATTTAATTAGACACCAGCGCAATTTAATACCTAATTTCCACACAGACAAATTGATTGAAATAATAAACAAGTCCAATGCATCAACGGTATGTATTCCTTGGGAAGAGACAAGGACAAAATATATGCTTGAAAAAATAAAATTAAAAAAGCGTAAGATAGAAATTTATTCTGATAGACCAATTCCTCACCAGGATAATAAGTCTATTATAACAAATAGTAATTGGAATATTTTTGAAAATATAGATGTTGTAAAAAAATATTTTTCCGATAACACTCAAAATTGCTATTTTGATTTTGGATCACAATTTATGCAACTTGACAAATGTCATTTGTATAATACCGAAGAGCGTGTTCAAAAAATTTTAAATATATATGAAACGGTTATATCAAAAAATAAACTTAATCTTTGTAGCGGGTTTTTTCCATGGGGCATACAATACAAACTAATGCAACCTGCACACAAAGAATGGTTATATTACCCTTGGAATTTAAAACGATTTTAGAAAAAAACTTTTATATTATATTTCTTAGCAAATTCTACACCATCTTCTACATCATTTACTATAGGTTTGCCTTTAATGTTCAGGCTTGTATTAAGAATCATCGGACATCCTGTTTCTTCATACCAACGTTCTAACAATCTTCTAATTCCACTATCATCTTTTTGTACCACTTGGACTCTGGATGTACCGTCGAAGTGTGTGATGGCAGGATACAAGTTTGGATTTTTGCAACGGGAGGTAAACTGCATATAACTATTGGCAGATCCTTCGAAATTTTTATCGTAGTGTTCGCTGAGCACTGCGGGAGCAAATGGGCGGAAGGTCTGTCGTTTTTTAATGGCATTGACTCTGTTTTTGATATCTTTGCCACGAGGGTCAGCAAGCAGACTCCTGTTACCAAAAGCCCTAGGGCCAAACTCCGCCCTACCATTTGCAACACCCACGATTCCTGTTTTCTTAAGTTCGCTGATTGCTTCTTCAACCGGGTACTCTCCTTTTATTTCATATCCTAAATATGCATTTTTGAATTCCATATGTGTTTTTTTGTGTGCAAGAACTGCACCAATAGCACTTCCACTGTCTCCAGGGTTTGGCATAATCCATGCTTTGTCAAAGTATTTTAACAGAATATGATTCGCAGAACAATTCAAAGCACATCCTCCCATGAACACAATATTTTTACTTTTTGTGTTTTTACTACACCATTCAACTATGTTTTCAAGTACAGTTTCATAGACCCATTGTGTACCTGCCGCAATATTAAAGTTGTGATCATCGTTAAGTTCACTTCGCCAGGTTCGACAACCTCTGTGTAAATTTTTTTTAAATTTGATTGGCAATTTTATACTTTCGAAAAAATCATGCATAATCTGATGCCTGTAGTATCTACTGTCGCCATATGCTGCCATACCCATAAGAATATATTCATCTTCGTTTGGTTTAAGTCCTATACGTTGTGTCATAGCACTGTACCATAAGCCAATAGAATGAGGATAGTTTTGCGAATATATTTTTTTTAAATTATCGCCTTGGCCTTGCCAAACTGTTAAAGTTTCAAACTCACCTATACTGTCAATACATAGAACTACAGCATCATCGAATTGACTTGTGTAATATCCTCCTGCTACATGACTCAAATGGTGATCTATAGTCTTAACAGGAGCATCTATATTCCACTGTTGCAAATACTTTTTTATATTATTTTCAGCAAGGGTTATTCCCTGACCAGCACGAAACTGGCGCCATGTTTTCTTTAGGGGTTTTTCGTACCAAACTACTTGATCAGGTTCTCCCCATTGACGTGCATAGTCAACAAGTTTTTGATTAAGATCTGCATCGTTTTTTACACCGCTGAATCTTTCTGCTTGGCTTGCAAATTCTATGCCCTGCTTAGAAAATACCGCGAGAGAAGCATCGTGGCTATTACCGCTTATACCCCAAGTAATCATTTGTAGATAAAAGGATCCTGTTTTTTAAGTTCTTTGATATGTTTTCTTTTCCTATACCAATCTATAATAGATGTAAAGGGCCAAAATAATATGTCCAAAATTTGTTTCATACTGTATTTAATAACCAAAAAGGTTGACAAACTCCTATTGTGACTGTATTATGTAAATATAATTTAAAGTGAGAGGCACAAAATGAGAACACAACCGCAAAATATTATTGCTAAACTTGAAGCAGATAATTCACGTTTGGGCAAAGAAGCAATTTTAAAACAAGCACAAGAAGAAGGACTTCCAGAGTTCTTTGAAGGTCTTATAATGGCACTTGATCCACTTGTCACTTTTGGTGTAAAACAAGTACCAGTAAAAGACGAAGTTATATCTGCACAAGGTTGCGAATGGAAAATTTTTAAAGAACTTGCAAACAAACTTATTGCAAGAGAACTTACAGGACATGCGGCACGAGATGCTATTAATCTTGTAATGAGTTCAGCAACAGCAGAACAATGGAACGGTTGGTACCGTAGAATTCTTATTAAAGATTTACGTTGTGGTGTAAGTGAAAAAACAGTTAATAAAGTAGCACCAGGGACTGTGCCTGTGTTTACATGTCCACTTGCACATGATAGTGCAAACCATGAAAAGAAAATGGTAGGCAAAAAACAAATTGAAATTAAACTAGATGGTGTAAGAGTAATCACTATTATCAGAGGTGATAAAGTAGAAATGTTTAGCCGTAATGGTAAACAGTTTCATAACTTTGGTCACATCATTTCAGAGATTGAAGAAGTTATTAAACAAAAGCCTGCACCTTATGATCTTGTATTAGACGGAGAAGTAATGAGTGCTAACTTCCAAGACCTTATGAAACAGGTGCATCGTAAAGACGGCAAGCAATCAGATGACGCAGTACTACACTTGTTTGACATGTGTCCACTTGCAGACTTTCAAAAAGGTATTTGGGACAAAACCCAATCGTTTAGAAGTCAAGCAGTTAAGGCTTGGGCAGAGCAGAATGAAAGCGTTTTAAAGCACGTACAAGCACTTGAATGGGAAGAGGTAGACCTTAGTACTCCTGAAGGTCAAGAACGCTTTGTAGAGCTTAATAAAGCGGCTGTAGACGGTGGTTACGAAGGAGTTATGATTAAGGACGTTGATGCTCCTTATGAATGTAAACGAACTCATGCATGGCTTAAAGCAAAGCCGTTCATTGAGGTAACATTAGAGGTAAAGGATGTCGAAGAAGGAACAGGACGAAATCTGGGTCGACTTGGTGCATTTGTTTGTGAAGGAATTGATGACGGAAAGAAAATTAATGTTAATGTCGGTAGTGGCTTCAGTGATGCTAATCGTGACGACTTTTGGAATAGTCGCATTAATATCAAAGGTCAACTTGTAGAAGTAAGAGCTGATGCTATTACACAAAACCAAGACGGAACATACAGTTTGAGATTCCCACGTTTTAAAACATTTCGTGGGTTTGAAGCAGGAGAAAAAATGTAATGAGTAAGCAATTAGAATCAAGAATTGAAAAATTAGAACTAAAAATAGACAAATTACAGTTGACACTAGAAGCATTAGATGCTAAGTTAAGTAAACATATAGGGTTCATCGATGATACCTATGAAGGATTGAAAAATCCAATTAATGCGGCGAAGAAATTTTTAGGACGGAGATAATGGATGAATAAGAAAATAGATACAAGAAGAGATGCTTGGGACAGAGATTACATGCCAGCAGATTATTATAAAGAGATTGAAGAAGCATGTAAGATTGAGCCAAAGAAAGATTACACAATATGGTTTTTTGCTTTCTTTTTTATATCAGTTTTAGTATTAGTAGGTAGCATACAATGAAATTATTTAAGAGAAATGATACAAGGCCACATTGGGAAGTAATGGCTGATGATGGTATGAATAAGTTTTTAAAGTTTTGTATAACTTGTGTATTTTTATACTTTGGTTATCATACAGTAATCGCACTAATTGAAAGGTTTGTAGGATGAGAAGTTTTGTTTATGATTGTTGGAATCACATTATGAATGCAGAAGTAAATCCTCTTAGGAATATTCCCGATTTGCAAGTTAGGCATATGATTATGCAGATTCTTGCATTTATGTGGTCTTCTGTATTTGCACTTTTAATTGCAGATAGTATTATGGCATTCGGCATTAGTGCTATCGCCCACGTTTTATTAGTTGCCGCAGTAGTAGTTACTGTAGGTACATTCAAAGTAGCAGAGCATAAGCCTACCTTTTTCCAATGGAGGCGAGACGGCTATCATTCACATGGTAGAGGCCGTGTTTATACCATTTACAGAGATAAAAATGGTAATGCAATTAAGGTTCCTTTAGATCCTAACGATCCTGGCGGCGAACACGAATAATTCAAAAAGTTCTTGACTTTTACACTTTCACATATATACTTTATATTTTAGTAGGAGAATAAAATGGCATTTACTGCACTTAAAGGTGTGAAGACCAAACGTAAACAACCTAGAGCCGCCGCACGTATTAAACGGGGAGCCAAACTTACTGAACCTAGTTGGGAAGGTTGGGAAGAAATGACAGGCGAGCAATTCCATAGAGCTAAAGACGCCGCAAGAGCTTGGTACTATGAAAACTTTAAGCCGCAGGATTTATATCCAAGTGTTTGGGAATGGATGAAAGAACAAGATTATTCTAAAGAAGAAATTAAAAATGCAAAATCTGCACCTGCATATGTTTTAAGTATTACAGCCGCTATTGTAGCAAAAATGCTTCTGCGTGGTATGCCTGCTTACAATGAAAAACATGCACAATATTGGGAAAGCCTAGCAGGCACTATGGGCGAACTTGCTCCTTCTACACAATTCCTAAAAAAGAAGATTGATGATGCTATCAAAGAAGGCAGTAATGTTGTAAAAGAAAAGAAGGAAGAAGAGAAAGAAAAGAAAAAGGTATATGTTCCAAGTATCCAAGAACGCATCAGTGAGCAATCTAAGAAAGCTGCAGAAAAAATTGATGATTGGTTAGATGGTCATTATAAGGACGATGTAAAATTTAATCCAAAAGGGTTTGATGTAAAAAAGCATTTTAATGAATACAAAGTTACACAAGCACATGCAAGAAAAATAAAGGATTTTTATCAAGACGAACTTGCTGAGTACAGAGATGTGTTGAATATTCCTACTGCTGGCCAGCTGAAAAAGATGGACGAAAAGGAAGCAGATCTTTGGGAGCAACTCAGAGAAGGTTATAGTTTCGCAACTAAGCCTTACATTAAAGAAATTATTTCTGCACTTGAAATAGTAATGGATGCTTGTGATTTTGTTATTGAACAATCCAAAGTAAACCGGAAAGCACGTAAGCCAAAGCCTAAAAGTGCCGACAAGCTGGTTGCAAAATTAAAATATAAAAAACAAGACGACAAATTTAATATATTAAGTTTCAATGCTACAGATATTGTAGGAGCAAATGAAGTATGGGTGTTTAATTGTAAGACTCGCAAACTTGGAAAATACATTGCTAAAAACATTGACCCTTTAGGGGCAGGTAGAGAAGGTACTGGTTTAAGTGTCAAAGGCACTACAATTACTCAATACAACGAAGCCGAAAGTGTTCAAAAGACTCTAAGGAAACCTGAAGAACAACTTAAAGATTTCAAAAATGCTGGCAAAGTTAAACTACGCACATTCCTTGAAGAAATTAAAACTACAGACACAAAACTTAATGGCAGAATAAATCCTGACACAGTGCTTCTTCGTGTAAACTGATAAATATTAGTATGAGCATACAAGATATTAGATTAGGTTTGACAGCACTAAGCGAAGCCATTGACGCTTTGCAAAGCACACCTGCACCCCAAGTAGAGATCCTAGACCGCGGACTTAGTGGTAACAAAATTAACGGCGGTACAATAACTAACTTTAAAAGTGTAGGTATTGTAGATGAAGCCAATCAAGTAGCCCTTACTGTGCATAATAACGGTATAACGGTTGAGGCTATGAATGTCCAAAGTATTAACAATGATCTTAAAATTAATGGTCAACTTAATGTTGCTGGTGAAATAACTGCAACAAGATTACACGTAGATGAAATAAGTGCCGATATAAGGAACGAAAGAACTACACCGTTAGAATTCCAAGCAGAAAACGGAACATTAGGCGGCAAAGGCTTAATTTGGACTGGTAGCGATCATACAAAACAATTTGTATTCAAGCATTCTGTGGATCGCTTGTGGAGTTCTGAAGATATTGATATCGACCGAGAAAAATGTTATAGAATAGACACTATTCCTGTACTGAATCTAACATCTTTAGGGGACAGTGTAACACAAAGTAACCTACAAAGTATTGGCACATTGCAACATTTAAATGTCGATGGCCAGGTAACCATAGATAATTTTATCTATTATGATGCAAATACACAAAGACTTGGAATAGGAACTGACGAGCCTAACAGCATATTGTCAATCAAATCATTAGATCATGAATTTGCTATTGATGAAACTGAAGACAGACAGTTCAAAGTTGGTACATATACAACTACAGGTTTAAATATTGTAACAGACAATACACCAAGAATAACAATTGGTGCTAGCGGTGATATTCAATTAAAAAATAAAGTTACCGTGCAAGGTAAATTTGGAATTAATGTAAATAATTTTAGTGATGATGCTGATATGACAATAGCAGGTGCTATTAGATTCCAAAGTAAAAAGTTTGAAGTTGGCTCAGATCAACCTAGTGCAGGTAGCTATATTCAAGGTGACATAATATGGAACACAAATCCAATTCCTTCCGGTTACGTTGGCTGGATCTGCGTAAGAAGTGGCAATCCAGGAGAATGGAAGCCATTCGGGCAAATTCAAAACTAGATAATCAAATTAATATATTGAGCATGAGTGGTAGAGTATTACCAGTCTTTGCTATCATAGGTGCATCAATATTGTACTTAGTAGATATAAACACATATTTAGAAATCTTTTTTATGTGTATTGCTCTAATGTTTTTGGCAATAAGTATTACATGGTGGTGGTGGGTTATGTATACCATTAGGGATATACATAAAAATATTAATACTAGTGTAGAACAATTCGAAAACATCAGAACCGAAATTATTAAATTACGTGAAGACATTAAGAAGGTAAAGTAAGTGTTTGTTATAGGTAATGGTGAGAGTCGTTTTGGTTTAAGGATAGATACACTACCAGAGAAAAAAATTGGATGCAACGCAATAGTAAGAGATTACTTTGTTGATCATCTTGTTTGTGTTGATAGACGAATGGTTGATGAAGCACAAAATTATAGTGATAATTTTTTATATATCTACACAAGAAAAGATTGGCTTACTGGTAGATCGCACATTAAAAATTTACTCAATGTTCCTGAACTTCCTTATAAAGGAACTACAAGACCTGACGAAGCGTTTCATTGGGGTAGTGGACCATATGCTGTTTTACTAGGGGCACAATTAGATAAAAATGTAAAAATGATAGGATTTGACTTACATAGTAAAGACTATAAAGTAAACAATATTTACAAAGATACAGAAAATTATGATCCTAGTAATAAAAGCCCTGTAGATCCTAGATATTGGATACATCAAATAGGAAAAGTATTTGAATGTTTTCCCAATCATAATTTCACGATTTACTGTAATCAAGATTGGAAATGTCCAAAAGAGTGGATTTTTTCAAATGTTTCACTTGACAACATGGATTTATTGTATTATAATAAGTAGTATTATCAACAAGGACTTGGCGTCATCCCTTCTAATTCTGCCGCCATTATTATATAGGAGATAACAATGGCATATTATAGCACAAAAACATACGGACACAACATAGGATTGTCAGCAGTGTTTAGACAACCTAATGCAGATCATTCACACTGTCATCTGCTTCATGGATACAGTTTACAATTTAAATTTACATTTGGATGTTCAGATCTAGACAACAAAAACTGGGCAGTTGACTTTGGTGGACTTAAACCTTTGAAGGCTTGGTTAGAAGATTCATTTGATCATAAAACTTGTATAGATATTAACGATCCACACAAACAAGACTTTTATGATCTACAAGACAAAGACTTATGTGAAGTAAGAGAGTTTGAAGGTGTAGGCGCAGAAAAGTTTGCAGAACATGCATGGCGCTTTGCTGATAAACTAATAAAAGAAAAGACTGACGGTCGCTGTTGGTGTGAAGCAGTAGAATGTGCAGAGCATGGTGCAAACAGTGCAATCTATACACCCTTTCAGGTACAGAAGATGTCGTTTGTAGATGGCTAAAATTGATAAATCTAATCTTACAAAAGAAGAATTTAGAAAACTACGCGAAGAAAAACGTTTGCGTAAGCAACAACGTATTATTGAAAAAACGTATGAAGAAAACCTAAAAAATTATTCTGACGGATTATCTAAAAATGTTATCTGTCTTAAACATGGACAAAAATACAATGCAGACTATGTTAACAAATTATATAACATGGTTAGCAGAAATATTACAGTGCCATTCAAAATGCATTGTATTACAGAAGATAGAGATGGTATAAATCCTAATGTTAATATCATTCCCTTACCAAAAATACCGCAAGATCAAAATGTTAATGGATGGTGGTACAAGCCCTATATCTATTCTAAAGATTTACCAGTTGAAGGGACAATACTTTATTTAGATCTTGATCTTGTCATATGTAAAAATATAGATTTACTATTTGATTTTTACCCTGGCAAATTTTGTGTGTTGAGAGATTTTACTAGATCTATGAGACCAGGATGGCAAAAATATAATTCAAGTGTGATACGATTTGAAAAAGGTCAATTGGATTTTGTTTGGCAAGAATTTATTGCAAATCCTAAAGCTGTTATACGTAGACACTTTGGTGATCAAGATTGGTTATGGGAAAAAGCAAATGGAATGGGTCAATACTTTCCTGACAAATGGATACAAAGTTGGAAATGGGAAGTTCGCAAAGATAAAACATGGAAGCCGGGCGGTACAAAAGGAAATAGAACTTTTAAAACAATAGAAAAGGTTGTACCTAGCAATGAAACATTAATTGTCGTATTTCATGGTGATCCTAATCCTCATAACTGTTTGGACCCATATATAGTTGACAATTGGTGTTAAAGGTAATACAATATAATATGGACTTAAAATTTACAACAGCTAGCGACTTTTTGAAATCACAGCAACAACGTATAGGTTTCGCATGTAAGTACATGCACCCAGATCAAACGCAAAAAAAGAAACTGCTAGAAGAAATTCAACGCCCACTAAATACTCGTAGCACAACAGTACAATGGCTTAACAGGCAAACTGTAGATGTTGCTGAAGAACGCTTGTGGGATATCATGGTCCATAACATTGCGTCATACAAAAGGTTGATTGAATATGTGGGAAGTCTTAATCCAGAGCTTCGTATGGTCCGATTGGGTAGCGATGTGCTTCCTGTTTATACCGAGCCTACTTGGAGTTATTACTGGCGCAAGTCTGATGTACGTGATTACGCCGCTAGAGAATTCGCAAAAGTTGGTGAAACGGCAAGAGCTCTTGATGTCAGATTATCAATGCACCCAGGCCAATTTACTGTACTTGCAAGCGACAACCCCGAAATTGTTGAAAGGAGCATAGAAGAGTTTGAATATCACACCGATGTCATCAGGTGGATGGGATACGGACGCACATTCCAAGACTTTAAGTGCAATGTACACATCTCAGGCCGCCAAGGTCCAACCGGTATTAAACACGCGGTTGACACAAGATTATCTCAAGAAGCGAGAAATACTATTACGATCGAGAACGATGAAAACAAATGGGGTATCGACGCAAGCCTTGAACTTGTCGACACCTGCGCATTGGTTCTTGACATACACCATCACTGGTGCCGTGAAGGTGAATACATACAACCATCCGACGATAGATTTTTACGCATAGTAGACAGCTGGCGTGGTATACGTCCTGTGATTCATTATTCAGTATCACGCGAGGACTTACTTGTAGACTTTGATATTAACAAAAAACCCACTATGGATTTGTTATTATCAGAGGGTTACAAGAAAGCAAAACTGAGAGCTCATTCTGATATGATGTGGAATCATGCTGTAAATAGTTGGGCGTTAGAGTTTTGGCCATATGCTGATATAATGGTAGAATCAAAATTTAAAAACTTAGCAAGTATAGATTTGTATAAATACGCTGTAGGAGAATATAATGAAAACAACCGGTACGAAAAAGAACTTACAGCTTGATAAGATTACTGGAATACGCCATGATTTAGGGCAAAAAATGACATATGTACCAGTAGTCAAAGAAAAAAAGTTTCCATATAAAACTAAGTCAATGAAAACTACGGAAAATACGAGGCAAGGAAACTTGAAGTATTAATGAAATTTAAAGAGTTCCAACGCTGTCCAAGAACTAAAGCATCACAGTGTCAATGTGAAGCATTGTCTATTACAGAAGCAGAATCTGAAAATGTTATAGCACAGTGCCAATTAGAACATTCAGATACTGTAAAAGGTAATATAGTAATGATGCAGAAATCATCTGGTGGACCTACTGTAATTAAAGGTACAATTACAGGATTAGAACCTGGAAAACACGGATTTCATGTGCATGAGTTTGGAGATTTAAGCAAGGGATGCGAAAGCGCAGGAGCTCATTATAATCCTGATGGAATAGATCATGGAGATATAACAAAAGGACATATCGGCGATCTTGGTAATATTACCGCTGACGAAAGCGGTACAGCTGATGTTAAAATTGTTGCAAAACGCATAGATTTGATAGGTGACCGCAGTATTGTAGGTAGAAGTTTAGTTGTCCATAGTGATATTGACGATTTAGGCAAAGGCGGTGACGAAGAAAGTTTAAAAACAGGAAATGCAGGTGATAGATTAGCTTGTGGAATAATTGTTTTAAGAGGAGATGACAATGATTAAAAAATGGATAAATGCACGAATGAAGGAAAGAACTTCTTTGGACGGTGCAGTTCTAATTTTATTAGGACTACTTGTATTGTTCCTTTCACCATTGGCAAAGATAGCAGCAGGTATTGCTATTGCTTATGGCGCTTGGACTATTTACAAAAAAGACTAAATCTTACTAATATCTAAATTACTACTTGCGGGCATATCCCATATTTGCTTACGGGTTATGCCCATTTTTTGTGCAAATCTTTTGCTATCGCAACTTCCGCATACATGAAAATAGTTGTTGCTTATTCTATTAGGATCCATTGATCCTCTTGTTCTAGTAAAATCACTTCCGCAACTGTCACATCTTAATTCTACCATAGTAATTGTACGCCAATATTCATGAGGTTTTCCTAGTTTACTGTGTCTTTCGTGCCGCTTTGATACTGTAAATTCTTTTATAAACATACATATATTTACATTAAGATTATAAAAATGTTCGATAAATAACACTAACAGGAGTCAAAGATGTCAGTTTGTACGCTTACAGAATCAGCAAAAAATAAAATTAACACACTTTGTGAAGAAAAATCAGCTTATGCTGTGTCTTTAAACATGAAGGGCGGCGGTTGCGCTGGGTTTGAATATACTTGGGATTTCGCACAACAGGCGGATATACAAAAAGGCGATGAAGTAATAGATACTGGCAACGGACGCTTAGTTATAGGAGCGCCTAGCATAATGTTTTTAGTTGGTACAGAAATAGACTATGTAAGTCAGATATTTGGTTCTAACTTTGAAATTCGCAACCCTAATGCAAAAAGCTCTTGTGGTTGTGGTGTTAGTGTAAATTTTGACTTTGACAAGTTAGCAGAACCTGCATAATTGGAGCAATAGATGGCAAAACAAGACGTAAATATTGGTGTAGAAGGTAACGACGGCACAGGCGATAGTATTAGAGAGTCGTTTCGTAAGGTAAATGAAAACTTTACAGAACTATATGCTGTTTTCGGTGTAGGTGGACAAATTAATTTCACAACACTGAGTGACACACCAGACACACTGACACCTAACACAATAGCACTAGTAAATGACGCAGGAACACAAGTGCAACTAGCAGAACTTGCATCTAACAGTGCCTTGGGTCTAGGTGCTTCAGATACTATTACTTTTAGTTATAGTGTGCCAGGTAAACTAATAATTTCTAGTGCATTTACAGAAGTTGCAGATGATTCTGATCCAACTCTAAACGGACCTCTTTATGCATCTGGATTTGGAATTGCAGGTGTAGGAATCAGTGAAGAAGCAGCTAATGCAGTAAACACTAGACACTTCTCAGATGGTGTATCAGGAATTACTGTAGACGACTTAGTAATTACTAAAGGATATGCAGATCAAAGATATATAACCTCAGGATTGCCATTACGTATTGCAGATGAACCTACAGGTAAATTACACTATACTTTTACAATTAATTCTTATGTAAACAATGATATTGAAATAACAAGTCATTATAATTCTGCGCAAGTTTTACAAACCGGCGGACATGGATTAGATAGTGGTTCAAACGGAACGCCATTCGTATTTACAGCAGAAGATACAGATCCTACAGGTTTAGTATCAGGTACAACCTATTATATTAGAGTAACTTCTCCAACAAGACTTTCATTATTTACTGAAGCAAATAAGGCATTTGCCAGTGGAGACAGTGAAAGTGCAGCTGACGACAACAAGATACTTGTATCAGGAACCATTGCCGCAGATGATTCGCATACTATCACTGATGCGGCTCTAAACAATAACCTTAGCGGAAACTTTCTAGAAGAAGTAGGACTTCCTAGAAAGAGTATTGTCCT